GAGGAGCCCGCACCTCTCCGCGAAGGCAGCCCGTCATGACCATCCGCACCCTCGTTTCCGGCGGCTCGGCCGCGTTTCTTCATGCGGGCTTAGGCCCGCGCATCATGCTTGCTCCCGACGACGGCGGCGCGGCTGGCGGTGGCGCTGCCGCCGGGGCCGCCGGCGCTGCGTCCGGGGGCGGCGACGGCGCTGCCGCCGGGGCTGGCGGGGCTGCGGCGGCGGCAGGGCAGTCCGGCGGCGATGGTGGCGCTCCCCCTGCGCCCTACCGTCCCGACGGGCTGCCCGACCATCTCGTCGGCGCGAGCGAGCGCGAGACCATCGACAAGCTCTGGAAGGCGCAGGAGGGCTACCGCCAGGCGCAGGCGAAATACGAGCCGCCGCCGGCCGACGCCAGCGGCTACACCTTCGAGTTTTCCGACAAGGTGAAGCCCTATGCGGCGGATTTCGGCGAGGACAAGTTCTTCGGCGGCGTGAAGGAGGATCTGCTCGCCGCCGGCATCGGCAGCAAGACGGCCAACGCCTTCCTCGACAAGGTGCTCGGCCGGATGATCGACATGAACCTGGTCGACGCCCCGGTCGATGTCGAGGCCGAGAAGGTCAAGCTCGCGCCCGCCGAGGCGAAGAGCCTGCCGCCGGCCGAACGCGACGCCGCGATCCAGCGCCGCGTCTCGACCAATGTCGCCTTCGTCGACTCGCTCAAGGCCAAGGGGTTCGGCGCGGAGGCGGCTTCCGATCTCGCGGCCGAGCTCGTCGCCTTTCCCGCGCTCAACGACCTCGTCGAGTTCATGCGGCTCGGGCAGGGCGCAGGCCCCGCGCTCGGCGGCAACCAGGCCGGCGAGGCGACCCGCGCCGACCTCGAAAAGCGCATGGCCGATCCGCGCCAGAAATTCGGCACGGCGACCTTCGACGCCGACTTCGCGAAAGAGACCGACCGGCTGTTCAGGGTGGTCCATGGCGGCTGAGCCGCGGGCCTGAGTTGACGCGCCCGCGCGCGGGCCAGTCTGGCGGCGCAACAGATCGCGGGATGGACCTGCGGCGCCGCCGGCAATCGCCCCCGAGGGAACGCTCTCTCCGGGGAAAGACCCAGGCAAGGCCCGTGGCAATCGGCCCGAGGGATCGGCACTCCCTCAACGCCCGGAGCCACCCATCATGACCGCTCGCGCATCCAACTGGTTCGAACAGAAATACATCGCCGGCGCCATCCACGTCCTGCAGACCAACGGCTACCTGCTGCAGGGCACCACCCGCGCCGCCACCTCGCAGAAAGGCAACGTCGTCACCTGGAAGATCGCCGGCAAGGGCGAGGCGACGGAGATGTCCACCGTCGTCGAGAACCGGCCGGTGATGAACGCCGACCGCACCACGGTCAACGCCACGATGAAGGACTGGGAGGCCAACGAATGGATCCTCACCACCGACGTCGAGAAAATGACCGAGGGCGAGCAGCAGGTCGCGCAGGAAACCTGCGGCATGGCCATGGGCCGGCGCTTCGACCGCATCGTCCTCGGCGCGATGGACGACGCCGCCGGCGCCGTCACCACGGTCGGCGACGGAACCGCCGCCTTCAGCCTCGACCGGCTGCTCGAGGCGCAGACGCAGATCCGCGCCCAGGGCGTGCCGGACGGCTTCGAGCTCATGGTCGCGTTCCCGACCCGCTTCATGTCGACGCTGATGCTGCAGCGCGGCTTCGCCTCGGCGGACTACGTCCAGGACAAGCCGCTGCTGCAGGCCATCGGCGCGCGCCGCTATCTCGGCATGACGCTGATGCCGCTGCCGGACGAGTATTTCGCCGACGGCGCGGCCAACGCCAAGGACGGCTACATGTGGGCGCGGTCCTGCCTCGGCTTCGCCACCAACACCGATGAGCGCGGCAAGATCGCGGCCGCGACGCGCATCGACTACGTGCCGGAGAAGAAGGCCTATTTCGCCGCCAACACGATGACGGCGGTCGGCCGCGTGATCCTGCCCGATGGCATCCGCCGGCTGCGCTTCCTCAACAACAACGCGCTCGGCGCGGGCTCGCTCTGAGCCGAGGCCGGCGCGGCTCGGCCGCGCCGGCTTTCTCCCCGACCTTTCGCCTCACCCCACCATCAGGAGCCTTCATCATGGCGCTTTCCCTCAAATCCCTGTCGCGCATCGCGCATCAGGTTTCGGTCGGCTCGGCCGCCGGCGCGGCGCAGGCCCAGCAGGCCGGCCCGCTGTTCTACACCACCGACGACGCCGCCGCGACCGTGGAGGCCGCCGGCTACTTCAACGGCGCGCGCGCCTTCCTGCGCAAGGGCGACGTCATCATCGCCTCCATGGTCAACAGCGGCACCCCGGTGATGAAGCAGTATGTCGCCACCGCCGTGCCGGCGACCGGCAACGTCACCGTGGCTCTGCAGACCACGACCGCCGGCTGATCGCGACCGGCCGCCCGGCCGGTCGACGCACGACCACGGGGCAAGCCGCATATCTGCGGCTTGCCCTCTCCCGTCGCAACTCCCCGCGCGAGGCCGCGATGCCCGAGATCGCCTATCAGCCCGTCGACATCGTCAACCGCGCGCTGGCGCGGATCGGCCAGCCGCCGCTGCTGACGCTCGACGACGAGACCGATTTCGCCCAGGCCGCGCAGATGATCTACGACACCGAGGTGGAAGCCGCGCTCGGCAAGCTGCGCTGGCGCTTCGCCCGGCAGACGGTCCAGCTCTCGCGGCTTTCGGGCGCGCCGGCTAGCGGCTACGCCCATGCCTACCAGATCCCCGGCGGCATGCTCGGCCTGCCCGAGAAGCTGAGCTGGAACCCGCGCCGGGCCGAGGCCACCATCCGCGATTTCGAGATCGAGGCCGACCAGGTCCATTGCGACCATGACGCCGTCTTCGCGCGCGGCACCTTCGCCGTCGATCCGTCCGCCTGGCCGCCCGAGTTCCGCAAGGCCATCATCGTCGGCATCGCCTCGGCGCTGGCCGTGCCGGTGACGCATGACCTGACGCTGGCGACCGCGCTGCGCCAGGAGGCCTATGGCGAGGCGCGCGAGGGCGGCGTCGGCGGGCTGCTCGGCCGCGCCATCGCCCAGGAGGTCGCCTCCTCGCCGCCGCAGGAAGGCAGCGTCGATTCCGACCCGCTGACCGGGGCGCGCTGGGGCGGCTACGAGCACGGCACCGGCTGGAGCGGCGCATGGTAGCGCGGCCCGGCCAGTATCAGGCGAGCCTGAATTCGGGCGAGCTCGCGCCCGATGTCTGGGGGCGATCCGACATCAAGCAGTTCTACTCGGCCGCGTCGCTGATGCTGAACGCCGAGCCCGTGCCGCAGGGCGGGTTCGACGCGCTGCCGGGCACGCGCGAGGCCGGCTTCGTGCGCGGCGCGCTGGCCGAGCATGCCTATGCCGGCGTGGCCAATTACGGCCCCCATGTCGCCGGCGCGGTGCTCTACACCGCGACCTTCGCCTCGGCCGCGATCGACGCTGTCGACCTGATCGGCTTCGCCTCGAGCGTCGCGACCACCGGCATCCTGCAGCTCGAAAGCTCGCCCGACGGCGCGGTCTGGACCGCGTTCGGAGCGGCGTTCAACGCGCGCGCCATCGCGCGGACGCGGCGGATCGCGCTGCCGCCCGGGCAGGGCCGGACCTGCACGCGCATCCGCCTGCGGCTCACGGCCGCGCCCGGCGGCTCGCTGACCTTCTCGCTCGACGACCTGAAGCTGCAGAAGGAAACCGCGATCGGTACCACGGGGCGCATCTTCGACCACACCTATGCGGTGGAAAGCGCCTTCACCGTCGTGCTGACGCCGTTCAATGTCGATGTCTGGAAGGGCGACGTCTTCGTCGCGGCGATGAACCTCAACCTCTCGGCGCTGCAGCTGCCGGGCGTGACGCGCGAGCAGCGCTTCGACACCATGCTGCTGTTCCATCCGGACCTGCCGACGCAGCGCATCATGCGGCGCGATTCCGACACCGACTGGTCGTCCGACGTCGCGCCCTTCGCCAACATCCCGAACGTCGATTACGGCGAGGTCTATGGCAACATCGTCAACGACCAGTGGAAGATCACCATCCAGTGGTCGGCCGGGCCGATGACGGCCCAGCTCGAAATGCAGATCAACGGCGAGGACACCGCCAGCGTCACCATCTTCGACAATGGCCTCGGCGCGCCGGACTGGCCGCGCTTCGCCAACGACGTGCGCCTGGCGGTGGAGGCGCTGCCCTCGGTCGCCAATGGCGTGATCGTCACCTACGACGCGCCGGGCGGCGTGCAATACGCCACCGTCACCATCGAATTCGCCGGCGCGGGCAATGCCGGCTCGCAGTTCTCGGTCGCGCCGCGCATCGTCAACGTCACCTTCGCCGCCGCGAATGCGAGCCATATCGTCTTCGGCGACCCCGGCGGCGAGCCGATCGCCTCGCCGACGCGGGGCTACCCCGTCACCGGCAATTTCTACCAGGACCGGCTCTATCTCGGCGGCTTCCGCTCCGAGCCGAGCGCGCTGCTGGGCTCCGTGACGGGCGAGTATTTCGACCTCAACACCCGCATCGAGAGCGCGTCCGGCGGCCTGCTGTTCCGGCTCGACGTCGACGGGGCCGAGCGCGTGCAGTTCCTGGTCCGCTCGCGCCATCTCGTCATCTTCACCAACGAGGCGGAATACTACGTCACCGACCGCGCGATCGCGCGCGGCACCGTGCCCAACGTCGCGCGCTCCTCGCGCAACGGCATCGCGCCCGGCATCCGCCCGGTGGAGGGCGAGGACGGGCTGATCTATGTCGGCCGCTCGCGCTCGATCATCTATGCGGCGGTCTATTCCGACGTCTCCCAGAAATACGAGAGCGAGCCGATCTCGCTTCTCGCCTCGCATCTCGCGCGGATCCTGAAATCGGCGGCGATCCAGCGCGCCTCGGCCTCGACCGATGCGGCGCGCTATCTCGTCGTCCGCGACGACGGGCTGATGGTGATCGGCGTGATGATCCGCAACCAGGACGTCACCGCCTTCGTGCGCTTCGTCACCGACGGCTTCGTGCGCGACGTCGCGGTCGACGGGGCCAACGAGGCCTATCTGCTGGTGCAGCGCCAGATCGGCGGCGCGCCCCGGCTGGTGCGCGAGCGCATGAGCCCGGACGCGGACATGCACCAGGAGCGCGTCTTCGCCTTCGAGGCCGATGTCGGCACGGTGACGGGGCTTGCCAGCCATGAGGGCGCGACCGTCTGGGCCAATTGCGACGGCTACTATGAGGGGCCGCTGACCGTGACCGGCGGGGCCGTGAGCTTGCCCTATCCGGCGCGCAACATCGTCATCGGCCGCTGGACGCCGCCGGACGTGCGCACGCTGCCCGTGCCGCGCCTGGTCGGCGAACGCACGGTGCTGCAGCGCCCGGCCCGGGTCCACACCGTGCGGCTGCACCTGTCGGGCGCGACCTCCGTCGCGATCGGCGCGAACGACCGGCCGGCCCGCGACGTGGCGCTGCTGCGCGGCGGCGATCTCGGCGACGTGCCGGTGATGCCCTTCACCGGGGACGTGAAGGCGACGGGCCTGATGGGCTGGACCGAGGACGGCATCGTGTCGATCACGCAGGTCCGCCCGGGCAAGTTCCGCGTGCGCAACATCACAGTCGAAGCGAGGGTTTAGCCATGGAATTCGCGGCTGCGGCGCTCACCACCATCGCGGGCGGGATCAGCTCGGCGGCCAGCGCCGTCGGCGGCGCGCTCGGCATCGGCGGCACGGCGGCGGGCGCGGCCGGGACCGCCGCCGGCGCGGCCTCGACCGCGGGCGGCCTGTTCTCCTCCGGCTCGCTGTTCTCGACCATCCTGCAGGGCGGGGCGACGGTCGCCAGCGTGCTCGGCGCCGTCGGCGCCGGCAACGAGCAGTCGCGCACGCTGATGGCGCAGGCGGCCGACGCCCGCACCGAACAGGACATCGAGGCGATAAGGGGCAATGAGCGCCGCGATTCCCTGCGGCGCTCGCTGCTCCAGACGCTCGGCGAGCGCGACGTGGCGGCCGCGGCCTCCGGCGTCGACCTCTCCTTCGGCACGCCGGCGATCGCCAGGCAGGAGGCGCAGCGCGACGCCGAGAGCGCGCTGACCATGGACAAGTCGACGGAGGATTTCAGGGTGGCGCGCCTTGAGGAGCGGGCCAACGAGTTCACCCGCTCGGCCAAGGCGGCCAGGCGCGGCGGGCTGATCAGGGCGATCGGCGCTGGCGTGACGACGGCGGCCTCGATCGGCCGGAGGGGGTGAGGCCATGGTCAACCGGTTCGGCCGCAGCGTCGGCGCGCTCACCCCCTTCGACCCCAAGCCGGCGCTGCCGGACGGGCTGCCCGCCGTGCAGCGCGGGGCGGGGCAGGACGACGAGGCGCTGTTCGCCGTGGGGAGCGAACTGGCGGGCATCTTCGGCCGTCAGGCGGACCGGGAGGCGCAGATCGAGGGCAAGCGCGCCGGCGCGATCGCGGGCAATGATCCGTCGTTCCGGCCGACCGGCGCGACGACGCTGCGCGGCGCGGCGTTCGACGAGGCCGCGACCTCGACCTATCTCGACACGCTCGACGCCAAGATCAGCGCCGGGATGCAGGAGGCGTTCATCGCCAATCGCGACAACCCGCTCGGTCTGAAGGCGGCGCTCGACGGCTTCAAGGCAAAGCTGATGGAAGACGACGTCTTCCCGGAAATCGCCGGCCGGGTCTCGGCTGGTTTCGAGAAGCTGCGGCTGCCGTTTCAG